CGGTCATCAACGCGGCATGACGTGCACTGGAGCCCCAGTGGTGGGGGCTGGTGCATGTGATTGCCAACGCTTCGATTGCAATCACGTTTTGCAGTGTCATTCTGTGCATTTTGGCCCTGAGTCTTTTCACTTGTCGAAAGAGGCAGTGATGAGCCTTGTGCGGCGCACCAATGGCACTGTTGGCTACGCATACTTCCCACGTAAATTGTTTACTGGGCGTGTGCGTAAGAGCGTTTTCGAATACGCTGATGGTGGAGCTGTGCACAAGCTCTACATGGATTCGTGGTGGTTTGATGGTACGTTTAAGTACGTGAGGACGGTGGGTCGTTTTCATGTATACAGTACCGACGCTACCATGGATTGCAAGCCGCATAATGGTGTCCGGTTTTACGGCGACTTTGGTGCTGGTGTTTTCATTAAGGAAGCGCTGGCTCGACAAATGGACGCCGCAACTCATGCACACGCATGGGATACTGGTATGCGATCATCCCTTGCCCAGAAAATTCGTCGTTACTGTGAGACCGACGGGCAGGTGAATTCGGATGATTCTGAAATCATCATTCGTTCCGTTCACACCTTATGGCAACGGCGAAATAGGGTGATCGTCCGTTATGTGTATGGTTGTGTGTGGCGTTTGCTGCTTTATCTCATGCTTTGGTCAGTGGTGCCCAAAATAGGCAAGCATGTGGCAGCGCGTTTCATGCACTTCACCATATTCGAAATCCTTTGCAGTGTGCTCCCGAACCCTTTGTACACGGGTATTCTGGGGCTCCTGCTGGTACTTGTGAATTTTTATTACAGGTATCACCAGTCTTTTGGGAAGGAGTGGTTTCGACCGTTGGGGACCCACCCTCTTTCTGGTTGAAACCACGCGTTTCAAAGCCCTTTGTGCTTTTGGGCGCCAAACAAAAAGTACAACGTAAAGGGGCTTCCTTTTCAATGGAACAGGCGGATTGGAAACAACGTCGGCGGCCAGCACAAAACATAGGTCTTGTGTTCCGTAACGTCCTGCCTTACTTTTATCGCAGTGACATTGAGTGCGAGGAGGTTGCAATAAAACAACGTGTTTTGTTGCATACTCCACCAGCACGACGTGGTTACTGGGAAAGTCAGGAGGCGTTCGTGGGTAAATTGCTTAGCTCGCGGGTCCAAATCGAATGTTCCTATGAGGATTTCGTCGCGTGGAATTCACGGTTTCCACTACCGAGACAGAAGTTGCAGGAAAAGGCTTATCATAGTCTGTCTGACCGATGTCTTGACCGTAATGACTTCTACCGACGTACTTTCCTCAAGGAGGAAACCCTACCACCACCAATCACCGATGGCTACGTGCGCAACAGTCATAAGGACGCCCGTGCAATACAGGGTGCGTCTGATCGCGCAAACGCTGCTTTGGGCCCCTGGATGTTCAAGTTCTCGAAATACTTGTACAGATGTTGGGCAAAATCTAGCGTAATTTATGCCAGTTCTATGTCACCAGAGATGCTGGGGAACTGGTATGATATGGCCGTGGACAAGCTCGGTGATTGTTATGCGCTGGAGTCAGACCTTAGCCGGATGGACTCCTCAGTTTGCTCCCAAGCTCTTGATTTCGAGCGCCGAGTGTACCAAAGGTGTGGCATATCTGGGCACGCCCTCGATGCTTTGATGGGACAAGCTAAGACAGTTGGTTTCACCCGACATGGTGGCTTTTATCGTGTCAAAGGTACGCGTAAGTCAGGTGATCCAAATACCAGTTGTGGCAATTCGCTGTTGACTGGTAGCATAATGCGTCGTATCATGAATGACTGCGGTGTGCCAAAGAAAGCATACCGATGCGCTGTACTTGGTGATGACGTTATAGCTCTTGTAAATCGTCGCTATAATGTCACCAGCCAGGACATCATAGATGGTTTCCTTGCTGCTGGTATGGTTGCAGAACCAGTTTTCCATGACGACCCACGCGATTGCTCATTCTGTTCTGGCCATTTTTGGCCAACACAGGACGGCACTGTGTGGGGCCCAAAAGTGGGCCGTACTTTGTGCAAATTGTGTTGGAATGCCAACATAATAGACGACCCCAATGATACCATGCGTGGTATTGTTCTGGGTTTGGAAAATGTCTTTAGCTTTATCCCACCATTAGATGCCTTTGGTGCAACGCTGATCAAGTTGCTTGGTAGAAAAGGCACTTCCACCTATTTGTGGAGGAAGAATGCCGAGCGTCGGCACGAGCCTAATCATGAGACATGGTACTATTTGGCCAGGTGGTACCCGTCATATGATCATGGAGCATTTCTCAGCCTATTAAGCCAGGTCAGGAGGTTGCCAGCAGCTTGCTACTGGTCGCCTATTGTTGACATGGTTGAGAATGACCAGTAGGCTGCGGCAGGGTAGAGGTCTATAAATAACAATCGCTAGCTGGTTGACCCGCCCCTAGCCAGGCTACATGCCACCCCGCCGCGCACGCCGCAATCGACGCCGCAAACCGAAATCAAAACACATTGTCCCATATGGAGCCAATAGAACTGCACGCCAATTCTTCAAGGTCCCACCCATTGTCCCTCCGTTTAATACGCTGTCTAGAGCCATGGAAATCAACGATTCCATTGTCCTCGATGAAGTATATTTCACGGGTGGGGAGGTCGTTACGTATGACATCTCGCTCCTCAACCTGTTCCAAACGAGGTTCGCGAGACTGTGTTCCTTGTATGACTACATCGAATACAAGTCATTGCGCTTCCGTTTCCAACCACTGCTCGCTGCCACCTCCCCCGGCAGGGTCTATGGTTACGTTGAGACCAACCCCAATACGATCGTCACGCTCACTCCGACAACGCAGGAGATGATGGACAACCTCTACGCCAACACATTCTCTTTGAGTGATGAGGGCATAGTTGTTGCTCCACCGCGACCGCCTGATATGAAAACACTTTATACTAACCCTGATCCGCTGAACTGGGACCGTTGTTGTTACGGCAACCTGGTCACTTTGGTGCAGGGTAGTTCCGAGGACACTGGGACACTCGTTGGTCAGTGGCTCATGGAATTCACTGCAGTTGTCAGTGTTCCCTCCACGTTCCATACATTCAATTGGGTAAGCTTTTCAAATCAGCTTACGTCGAGTGCAGCCATTGATGAGACGACGTCGTCTGTCTATGACAAGGATGGTGTCCATCTTACGTCGCAGTACTCTCTTGCTGACGATGGTCTGTACTCAGCAACTGTTCCAATTGATCAACCTGACGATCTCACCTTCCGTCACCAGGGTGTTGATCTTGCTCTTGGGTCGCGTATATTTTACGAGCCTGCTCGCCAGGAATGGGACGAGACTAACGAGGACTTGGAGGCTACGTCTGGTGGCACTAAGGTTGGTAGAATCTTGAACACTCTTGGGACTGTTCTTGCTGCCTACTCAACTGATGGTGCAACCACCACTTTAAGACGAGGTGTCCGTACTATTGGTGGCCAAACGAC